AAATCGGTGTTCATCTCGGCAACACTTGAATAAGTCTTTTTTATAGTAAATGGCTCGCCTGTGTCACCCTTGACACCTTGTATACCTTGTACACCTTGCTCGCCCTGTTCTCCTTTATCACCTTTAGGTAAAACTAAGTTAAGAATTTGATTAGGAGACTCCCCTGTAATAGTAGCATTTGCTTCATCACCTTTTGTGACACTTCCTATACTTAAAACATTACTTGGACCTGTATCTCCTTTTTCACCTTTATCACCTTGTGGACCTGTATCTCCTCTGTCGCCTTTGTCACCTTGTGGACCTGCATCACCTTTTTCACCTTTATCACCTTGTGGACCTATATCCCCTTTATCTCCTTTGTCACCTTGTTGACCTCTTGGACCTTGGATACCACGTTCTCCATCCTTACCTTGCTTTCCTTCAGGTCCTACTAAAGAAGCAAGCCACTCCTCTTCAGTACCAACAAAACCCTCTTGAACAGCAATTTCATAGGCAGAGTATCCTCTTGGACCTCTGTCTATATTTGCTAATGAGCCATCTACTTTTAAATTTAAGGAATTATCTCCAAATTTTATTTTCATCTGTAATCCCTCCTTATTTCTTTATCCTAAAATCTTCACCAGATACTAGTGTGTCTCTAAGTTCTCCATTTTTTATATATTTAACATAATACACATAATTACCTGGTGGTAACTCTAATGATTCTTTTTCAGTAAACTCTAAGAAAAATCTAAACAAATTTGTATCTGATAATACATTTACATATTCCTTACTGATTAAAGGTACAGAATCTTTTGATTTCTTTAATTCAAACAACATCTTATCTGTTGGCTCAAATGTTCCTTCTTCTACATCTATTGGAAGCTGCAGACCATAGTCATAAGCATCCATAGTTATTCTATTTCCTTTTATTAAAAATGCCATAATTTTCCCCCTATCTATAATAAATTAATGTTTCGTAATCAGTTATGGCTGAAGTTGATAAATAGCATGCTGATGTTTGATATGTAGTTTTTGATATTTGTCCGATTGCTCCAGTCCCTTGATTGCTAAGTGTAAGTCTTCCACCAACGTTTATTTCTACTGTGTCATCTTCTAATAAAATATATGGTATTGTTGTTTGAGCTAAATAAATTGTTCTTGATGTCCCAGTTCTTTTTACAGCTATAAACAACTCATTAAATGCTTCTGGTAATGTTAAAGTGTTATCTCCTGTTACTTTATTAAAATATTTCCATTGATTATTTTCAACTAATTCATTTATTGATGCCTTTACTGTCCTTGCATTTGGTACAGCATTTGCATTAGGATCATCTATATCATTTGTTACTGTTCCAACAATACCTACACTTTGCTTTGCTTTTATAATGAAATTAGTAACTAAGTAAGGCTGCAATATATTATGTGGTTGGTTTCCACCTGTTGAATCTATTGCAGTGTCACTTGTACCAGCAAGTAAGTAAGCTCCATGATTTCCTTCAAGTGGTTGAGACCCACTTGTTTTAAATTTAAGAACGTGATTATGGTTAGGCATTTCATCAATAGTCAATGTGTGTGTTTTTTCTCCTCCAAAGTCACCTAGTGCATCAAAATCTGGATCTTCCACATCTAAACCGACAGGCACTCTACCTATGAAGTCAGGTAAGTTAAATGTTGTGCTTCCATCACCTTCACCATAGTGAGTTCCTATTATTGCAAATAGTTCTGAGTATTCTGTACGTGATATAGCTTGACCATTACAAAATAACCAATTAGTTGGAGCTATACTTCCACTAAACTGTGTTATTGCACCTATTGGTAGGGTGTCACCACTAGGTTCTAATATTATCTCTTCCCAATTTCCTAATTCATTTTTATAATCCATATTTTATTCCTCCTAACCTTTTATTAATAGTACCATTTTATTTGTCCTCTAAATGTATTACTAGAGTGTCCTTTGTTATTTATATTGATATTTCCATTTGAATCTATTGAAAGTTGACATGCTGATACGTTTCCGACTTCACTTGTTATTCCATTCCCAATAACAAGGTTGTTAGGTGCGTAAGTAGTATCAAACGTTCCTATTGTAAAACTTCCTTCTGTTGCACTTGTTCTATTAATTGCAAATGTTAATAAACAAGATTTTTCAACTTCGTTTACATGAATGGAATTTTCTGTATCTGCTATTTCTGAAATATCACTTTCCCATGCTATAGGTATACCTACTGGCTGACCAGATGTATTAACATAGTCTTTAACAGCTTTGACACTGGGTGCCTTATCTGTGTCTTCACCTGACATATTATTCGTAACATAGCTGGCTGCATATCTAACAATCTTACTTGGTTTTATCCAAATTTTAGTTGATGGGTTAGTTGGCTCATTTTCAGATATTGACACAACATTACCTGAACCTGTTACAATACGCTCACCATCATCATCTAATGCTGTTTCTCCTGAATCTGTGTTGTAAAGTAATTGACCATTTTTTATTTCTTGAGCATTTACTTGTGAAGTATTACCTTTGAAGAAAGTAACTCTGTCTCCACCATTCCAATCCCATCCTCTATTAGCTGTTATTTCTTCAAGCTGTCTGTCTAATTCAATTACTGCTTGATCTATAACCTGTTGTAAATTTTCTTCATTAGCGTTTATACCAGCTTGAATTACTAAAAAGTTATTATTTAATTGCTGAGCAAACAGTTTTTCACCATCAGCAAAGTCTGTCTTTATACTTATTTTACTCATATTATCCCTCCTTAACTTTTTTTAATTTATACACAATACCCATTGAAGATATTGAAAAATCATAATCATTTCTATTTCTTACAGGTATTCCTTTTACAGGTCCCAACTCTTCTGTTAATAGGTTAGTGTAATCATTGAAGCCATCACTAATTCTTATTTTTATGGCTCTTCCTTTTTTACGAATTTTAAATCTAAGTTGCTGTATTGTCTTTTCACCTAAACTATCATAACCTAAAGTAAATTCTCCAAGTACTTTAGACACATCTATTTTTGAGTTGCTTTCAATCTTTTCTACATAATAGTATGTATCATTTTCCTCGTTATAGTATATTGTGTAGCCACTTGGGTCAATAACTGTAGTGTCATCAACTTTTATAGTAACGTAAAGTGGTATTGCAACTCCTGATTCATTTATAGTTTTAATAAATAGTTCTTTGAACTTTTTAGTATGCATTGGGTACCCCATATTCATATAGTGAGTTTCTAGTAATGATGTAAATCCATAGCCATCTTTGTGTTGTTCTCCTTCTTTTAAGAAATCCAAATCACTAAATCTAAATATCATTATATCTAGTCCAACTCTATTAAAAGAAGAGTAGTCATCATTATAAGTGTATTTATACATAGGTACAATTAGGAAGTCACCATGTTCGTCATAGAGCCCTGTTTGAAATATTGTGAAAAATGGTAATGTTTTACTTGTGACCTCTATATCTAGTTCCCTACCATCATATACCATGCCATCTTTGCTTTCTAAGTTATACTCATAAAAGGCATCTGTTGATACGTTATAAACCATCCAAGTCTTTCCATCATTTTTTATAGCAACATAATTATTATTCATCACGAAAGCTTGCACTACATTATTTAAACTCAAATCACCATTTATAATGTCATCAACTTTTTCTACATTTTCAGTACCTTCCCCTAAATAACCTTGTTTTAATTTGTATATACCGTCACTTCCTAAGAAAAGTAGATTGTTCCCTATAGATCTTATAGTTCTACCATTAGGACACCCTATAAAATCACTAAGTGGATATACTCCAAAGTTATCAGCACCAAAAGAACCTGTCATACGTTTAATACGTTTATTAGTAAATATAGCATAGTATTGTCTAAAATACACAATTCCTGTAACAGCCTCTTCTCCTGCCTCACTAGCAACATAAAGATAGTAATAGTTAGGGAAATAATTGAACATATCATATTCACTAAAGAATATGTATCCATGACCACCATATAATACTAATTGGTTATTTATAACTTTGCTATGTGTTGATGAGAATACAAGTTCGCTTATTTCTTTTATTGATCCTGTATTGTTATCTTCTTGAACAGATGTTGTATCAAAATAATTTCTAAATTCATCATCACCATCTTTAATAAATAACTCAAAGCTTTGGTCACTATCAATACCTGTACAACTAAATATATTTTTACTAGCATCTAGCCAATCACCTGGTAAATCTTTGTATGGGTTTTTATCTGTGTCAACCTCACCATTGTTGGGTCTATACTTAGGTTTTTGTAAATTAGTATTTGCTCCTGTATAAATTATATGTACATAGAATGGTTTATTATATGGAATTTTAGAAACAGGCTGCTGATAGCTAACACCATTTCTTTCTTGGGATATACTATAAAATACACCTTTAACCTTTGCTACAGAACCTGTGTTATCATAGTATGTTAATGGGTCACTATGCATAATGTTAAAACCTATTTGGTTTAATTCTATTGCAGTTGGTTTATATATATTTTCATTTTCATATCCACCAATTTTAGTTATTATATTGCTTTCACCATCATGATTTACATCATTTACTTTTCTTTCAGGGTTTTGGTCTATTTTTAACAAATAATTTGTTCCAGTAGCCACATAACTATACCCATTATAGTTTGAAATATCTAAAGTGTTTGCAGGTGTTGAGTCTTCCATACCTTCAGAATAGCCCTCAGGTTTATAGTCCCATCTAGAATGATAGATATTATTTAAATCTTTAAAAGGATTCATAGTAGGATCAACTGTATCTATTTCTAAATCAACATCATAGTGTCCTGCTTCATTATACATAATTCTAGTTTCAAGTCTGCAAACATACAATCCAGGTTTTCTGCTGCTTTCTGTATCATTTTGTATTGTGGTATAAAAACCTCCAACAAGCATAATACATGCAAATTCAATAGTTTTACTTCTTACTTCCTCAGACATGTCACCATCTAAAATAGTTTCATAGTCTTGCATAGCCTCCAAAAAGAAACTATTTTTTAATAACTGAAAGCCCACTATTTTGTCGGCTTGAAATGTAAACTTAACACCATCAACTTCATTACCTACTTTTTTGGTTTCTGTAAAAACAGTATTGTATAAGTCTACTATTCTTGACTTTAGCACTTCTGGGGTTTCACCAAACTTATTTGTTCCTAAAATATACTTAGTTGGGTCATAATCATCTGTTGCTAATTTCTTAATAAAATCGCTTATATGTGAATTATATACTCCTGGTCTTTTTGAAAGATAACCTTCACTAGCACTATAAAAATTTACAAGCTCTGTGAAAGATTGATCAGATGATACATCATCAGCAGTTCTTTTATCTATTCCTTGATTAAAGTTAGCACTTATACTAAATATTTTATTAGAGTTACCTCTTAATGGTTGCACTGTAGCCATTATAACCACCCACTCCAGTGAACAGTTACATCACTAACATCAATCTCTGTAGCCTTGACAGCATCCCCCATGTATGAAGAAGATGTGATAGTATCCATTCCATTATCTTTAAAATCTTTAAGAGCAGACGTGAATCTGTTGTAATGAAAGTCTCTAGCATTTTCATCACCATCATTAGCCATTATTGCATAAGAACAGTAAGGCTCAAATAATGCAAATACCCAATAATCAGGAATAGCATCATAAGATGTCTTAAGATCTTCTATTAAAGCTTTCTCTTCAAAAAATGGTAAAGCTGTTCCTACTCTTCTATTAACCTCAGCAATACATGTATTTGCAATACCTAAAATATTTGCAGAAACAATTTCCTCATCAGTGACATAATTAGAGTTTTCAACTATATCTGTTAAACTCATACTTTCACTTCCTTTCTAAATAAAAAGAGGCTAATTAATAAATATTAGCCTCTATTATATGTCTATCCTACATATTCCATACCAAGATATTCTTGTTTTTTAGTAGCATTTCTAGTTTTTTTATCCACCAAGCTTAGAGCCTTCTTTTCAATTTTTTCTTTAACATAGTTAGCAATAAACTCAGGTAGCTCAACAGTTCTTCCATCAAAGATTAAATAAATATAAATTCCTTGACAAGTAGATTCAAAACCATTTGGGTAAAGTGCTGCATAAACAACATCACATTTAAATGGTACCCTCTTTATCTTTACTAATTTAGAATTTTCTTTCATGCTCTCTGTAGCAAGTTCTGCTTCACTCTTCTTGCTATCTTTGAACACACTTTTAGTAGTGTTTACTTTGCTCTCTTCCTTGATTTCTTCAACTGGAAGCTCTACTTCTTTTTCATCAGTATCTTTGGTAATTTCTTTAGTAGCTTTAGTCGCCATATAAATCTTCCTCCTTATTAATTATTTAAATTAGTCTTGAGCAGCATAAATATCAGTAGGTCTAGTTAATGGGTTAGATACAGCATGATAAATTACTGTTGCAGCAACTGGGTCTAGTACTTGTGCACCAAATCCCATAGTGATCCAACCTAGTGATGCGATTTGTCCTAAGTTGTCACCTTTTTTAGCTTCAAAACCAAATTTTTTAATTTCAATTCCAGCAGATGCTAAATCCATAACAGCATATGCATTTTCACCAAACACATAAGTGTGATAAACATCAGTTCCTGATGCTCCAGCTCCTGCTTCAATAACTGGATAGTTATATTCAACAAATCTTAAGTTATAAACATCATAACTTTCTAAACCATTATCCATAACTGGTTTATTAGTATTTCCTGGAACCATAGCTCTTTGTAATAGTTTTTGATCATCTAGTAAGTCTTGCATACCTTCAACAGAAGTAACTACTTTATATCTTCTGAATCCAGTAGACTCATGACCTCTTCTACGAGATACTTTCATTTGATTTGCAACTAGTCTACAAACATCTAAAGTTAAGATGTTATTAGCAGTAATTGCAGTTTTAGCAGGTGTAGCAGTTCCAGCAGGTACTACATAGTAAACACCAGCATCTTCTTCAATAGCATCACGAGTGATTAATTCAAGAGTTTCAGCAGCATGATTTGTGATTAATGGTCCATATTCTACTAATAATTGGTCTAGGTTATAAGATTCAACTTGTCTAGTAACTTCAATGTAAGCACCATAAACAGCAACTGTACCTGAAATAGTTCTAGCTCCAACTTTCATACCATCTGGGTTTACACCTTCAGTAATTATATGTCTGTTGTTGGCTACAGGTAGTGGTTTATATCCTCTCCATTGAACTTTGTTTGTTCCAGCATTTCTTTTAACTGATTGCTTTTTACCAGTACTATAAAGAACATGATCAGCCATAGAGTATGCTAATGCTCTAAGTAAGACGTTATTGTCTATTTTTTCATTAGCAAGTCCTGGTGTAGCAGTTCTTATACTTGTTAATGTATTCATTAATATCAACTCCTTTTTCTAATTAAATTCGACCAGCCCATTGTTTAGCAAGGTCATCAATTTGTTTATTGACACTTTGAGTGTCTATCTTAGAAGTTTGATTTAATGGCAACTCATTCTTGATAGCTTCTTTTCTTTCTAAATTTTTTTGAATATCAGAACCTGTATAAGCTCCTAGTATTCTGTTTAATGCACCTTGTGGTAAGTCCATAAGGTATTCGTTAGTAAATCCATCTTTTGAAAGATCCTTACTAAGTTTATTTACAGCATCTTGTGATAGCTTATTTGTAGCTATAAAAGTCTGTAAATGATTTACTAAAGTAGCCTCCTTAGCTTTGTAAGCTGCATCTGCTTTGTCTTGCTCGTATTGTTCCCTGAAATCACGCATTTCGGCAAGCTCTCTTACAACTTCCTCAGGAAGTCCTTTAGATTTAGCTTCATTTCTAATTTGAGCTTCTTTAGATTTTGCTATAAGGTCATCAACACCATTTAGTCCTGCTGCCTTAGCAATAGCATCTAACTCATTAATTTTATTAGAGTACTCTTTATTTTGTACTCTCATTTGAGCAAATGCTTGGTTAGTGGGATTTGTATCTTCTTGTGCAAAAGATTCATCTTCCTCACTACTTACCTCTTCTTCCGTTTCGGTTTGTCCCTCAACTTCTGATAGGTCTAGGTCATATTCAGACCCTAATTCTGATGTATCAGTGCTTGCACTTGCACCTTCATCAGCAGTAACGTCAGCATCAGCTGTGCTTGCTAATACCTCGTCAAATACATTTTCCATATTATACCCTCCTTCTCGCTCTTATTTTTGGTCCTTTCGGTCGGACACTAAGTATTATGGGAGTTAGTATGAACTCTAATTATAGATTATCACAAAGTTTTTTAATTGTCAAATATATCAAAAAAGATTGGATTCTCACCAATCGTATCCCAAGACTATACCCACCACTCTTATTAGTAGCCGACACTATACGGTATAGTCCATGTAGAATGCACGTCTGCACCTGTTATGCTTGCTGATTATCTTCTTCAGGCAAGCCATTTCTCATTATATTATCTCTACCCTGCATTAACTGTTGTATTAACGCTGTTTGATCGTTTGCAGCGTTTACATACTCATTTGCAGTTGTTTGCTGTTCTTTTGCAGCCATTTGATTATTAAGCTCAGTAACTTGTGTCTGGTATTGTTCGTATGTATTAAATATGTTCTCAACCACAGACAAATCACCATTATCATCAAGTACATCCATTATTCCTTGCTGCATATCCTCAGCAGGTATAAGTGGTGTTCCATTAGGTGTCATTGTTTGTCCTATTTGCATAATCTGAACAATTAAATCAGCTTTCTCGGCAAATGCCTCTTCTGACATATCACTAAGTCTCTTGAACATCTCATTGTAATTATCTAAGTTAGCAGCTTTTACAAGGTCTGCAACATTAATAATTTTCTTATCTTCCTTATATTGATTCTGAATAGTATATAACTCTTTCATCAAGTTATACTGTCTATTTTTGTCAGTTTTACTTCTACTAGCAAGGTCTACATAGAACTCATAATTCATGTTTGCAAAATCTTCTTTTACATTTACACTTTTAAACTCATAAGCTCCTGATTCTTTACTAGTATCCCTAATGTAAATATCCTGATCTTTATAGTATCTTGTCATAAACTTTACAATCATACGTGAAAGCTTTTCAACAAATTTCTCAATTTGCTTAATTATTGCATTATCAACAACTGTTGCACGATTGATAGCACTTGTTGTACCTTCAGCAGTAGAACCAGCAGTACCAATGTTTCCGACATACTGGTCAGTAACACCTGCATACATTCTTATATTATTAACAAAACTATCTTTAATTCCTATCAAGTCAGCATTTATTTGAGGTGGGTCCATTTGTTTTACAGCTCTTGACACGTCACCCTCAACTTTCCATGCCATACCAAGTGCATTACTTAACTTAGCAAATTTCTGAATATCAATTCCACTTTCGGAACTAACAAGCCAAGTAGGAACTGTGTAGTGCATAGCTATATTATTAGCAGCACTTTCTATTAAGTTAGCAACTTTTTGAGGTACAGTTAATCCTCTAAGTAATGGAATACCATAAGGACTCTGAGGTTCTGGTTGCCACTGGAATGGTATTATAGGGAACTCATCAAATGGATATTCCTCATTTACATCTATTAAATGATTTTCAACAAAGAAATACTCTTTTATCTGAATACCATTTACTTTATCTGTTCCAACAACATTACCATCAGCATCCTTAACTTCTATATCAGTTTCAAATACTTCTTTTCTATACATTGTAGAAAGCTCATACTGACCACTAGCTGTTCTGCCATAGTTTCTTCCAACAAAAATATCTCCGTTTTCACTTGATGGATTATCACTAGGTTTTATGTTTAATTTTTCAAATATATTAAGCCACTCAGGTTTATTCTTTTTAATCCACATTTTAGATTTCTTAGATTTTACAACAATATATTCACAAGCATCAATATTATTTGCAGTAGGATCTAGATACACGTTACTTGTTTCTAGTCCTTCTAAAGTGATAGTACCTTCTCTTTTGTACCCAGTACCACCTACTATTTTAGATGGATCATAGTTTATACCTACATACCCATTATCACAAATTGCACCATATTTTACAACATATTCAACATAGTCATCAGCATTTAATCTATTCCACTCATTTTTATAAAGTGTATTTAAATCTTCTATATGCTGAACATCATTTGGACTAAGTGGTTTAAGTTCTCCCCAATACTTCTCAGAACATAAACTACCAAGTCTTATATCAACAGCATCTTTTAAATGGTTAATATCACTTCTAAGTAAGAATGGTGAATCTACTTTATTTTCAGCTAGATTCCACTGAAGCCCCTCATAGTGAGCCATATTGTTAATATACTCACTATCTCTTTGAGCTGTTCTAAATTCAACAGCATCTTTTACAAGTTTTAAAAGTTCTTTTTCCTTTTTTTCAAAAGCTTCATCTCTTAAAAAATCCATGTTACACCTCCTAATTATCCTTTAATTTTCCACTAAGTAAATCTTTAACATATTCTTTCTGAAAGTCAGGAACTCCTGCTATAGAATATTTTGCATCTTCCTTAGGTTTAGCTTCCTCAGTAGGTGCATTAAATCTTTCAAGCATTTTTTCAATCTCTTCCTGATGTTTAACAAACCACATTAGTTTTTTAATCATATTTTATAACCTCCTGCATAACTTAAAGAGTTATTGTTTCGATTTTCATCATCATATTCTTCTTTTATTATACCAAGTAATTCCTTAAATGACAAGCTAGAGTCTTTAGGTGATTTCTCGGTTTTCATCTTATCAAAAAATCTTAAATAATTATTGTATGATTCTCTCTTCATATCTAAATAATCATACGGAACTTCCTGACAAATATATCTGAGACAGTCCATCAAGTGATTATCTTTATCAAGTGGAGTATCTCCTAAATTTCTATTCTTATTTCTCTCTTCTTGTGTGGGGTATCTATACTCACAGCCCTCCCACAAAGTATGTGTTAAGTTATTAAAAAATCTAATTTTACCATAGTACATCATATTCTTAACTCTCTGAATCCCATCTTCTATAGAATTATTTGCCTTTTTAGTGACAATTCCATGCTCAAGTTGGAGCTGCTGCTTATATGTTCTACCAGTAACTTTACTTCTTTTATCAGCAGATGGGTCAATCAGTGGTATATGAAGGCATCCTTGTGGAATATCAGCTGTCATTTCCTTAAATGCTGATGCAACCTGTGAAAGTACCTGGTCAGTTTTATAATATTCTCTATAAAAATGTAAAACTCCTGTTTCAGGATCCTCAGCACAAAGCAGTATAGCAGCTGGGTCATGTATTCCAGGATCGTGAGCAATATATCTCTGCCAGTGCTCTGGTATTTCAAAAGGTTCTTCTGTCATAGATAGTATAGTTGGATACACAGCACCCTCAGCATATTCTATAATACAGTCAACATAAAGACGTACCTGCTCTGGAGTTAGTGAATTTATAACAGATGCAACAAATCCTGGTGGAAGATGTGGATTATCCCTAGATGAAGATAGAAATGCAGCAAGATCTGGGTTTCTATTCTTAATACGTTTATCATACATAGCCACAGTTTTCTTAATAGACGCACTACCATGTATCTCATCAGCAGTAAATAAGAGGTCTCTTATTGCACCTTGTGCAGGGTTTGAGCAAATTACACCTACATAATGAGACACACCATTAATAATTCCATGAGGATTTCTTAAACGTCTAATACACTCCTGATAAATCTTGGGGTCTATACCTGAAGCTTCCTCCAAATAGAACGCAGTAATATTCATAGAACGGAACTTTTCCTCATCATCAGAGGCAAATCCTGTAATTTTATGCCCATTTACTAAAGAAATTTCAATATCTGCCTTGGTATCAGTCCATTTTGTTACAAATTTACGTGGTAAGTACTCATCAAATATGGGCATAATTGCTTTTGAGAGCTGTTTTAGAGTCTGAGCCAGCATAATAGTCTGCCCATTCGGAACACTTAGGGCATGATTTATAATCTCCATAACCCCAGCATTAGACTTCGCCGACCCCATTCCACCTAAAAGAAGCTTGATTTTGTGCTTATTTTTATGCACATCCATCTGATGAGGCAGAGGTATGTAGTGAATATACGCAGCATCACATGTATCACAGTAGCCATACTTATGTGATGAGGTTTTATGTATAGTAATCTCACCAGTTCCACAGTAGGGACACTTATATATGATTATATCATTATTCTCAAGTAGTTTCTTCATCTTCATCACCATATATATCAGGTATTCGCATAATTACAATATTCTTCTGTGCCTCCTGACGCTCTTGCTGCTCAATATTCTCAATAAGCTTCAAGTTATCACGCTTATTTTTAGCAAGTGGGTTTGCTAAATTATCCTCAGCAGCCGATTTAAGTAGTGTACGCTTATGTCTAGAGAGATAAGTAGAGACAATACGGTCATTTAAGAAGTCATTCCACTCATCTGCTGACACATCTGGGTAATTTTCATGCAGTTCGAACTGATTTCTAAAGATATTCACCTTCATATCCTCTAAGAAAATAGATGAGAGATATACATACCTCATTTTTACACTATCAGATATGTGAGTAGCACCCATAAGTGCTTTACTTAGTGGGTCTTCGTCCTTTTTGGACTCTTCTTTTCTAATAAACTTGTTTTCTGTATGAGCTTTTCTATACTCTGCAGACGATCTATCTAAAAGAGTATAGTCTGGCTCTTCCGTTGGAAATAGATTCATAGTATCACCGTTTTTATTATAGCACAAAAATTTTTTTTTCGAAATTGTTTGTGAGGGGGAAAATACTAATATAATTATATGAGCGAGAGTAAACTCCAAAATAATTTTGATTTTCTCCCCCACCCCCTAGTGCCTGTGTATCACCGAAAAAAATCACACAACATATTATTATGTATCTATCATCTATCATATAGAAATATAAATACCATTTAATACCATAATACCATTTATTATTATATTGGTACTTATTACCATATTACCATTTATTATTATATTACCGTTTCTTTATATATTACCATTTAATACCATTATGTCATTTATTGTTATATTACCATTTATTTAAAAAATGGGTTTGGTATATGATTTGTGTTCACTTTTTGTCTGTCTCAAATTCTGCCTTACCTCTTTTTTATCATTGGGTATTTTACCATTTTACCATTTTTTGTATATATGTTATATAATATATATTTAATTTATATATAATATTATAGTAAAAAAAAAATAAAATAAAATACATATTTTTTAAAAAAATTTTCCTAACCCACATTTACTATAACAATGGGGATTTTCCATTTTTTACATTTTTTCCATTTTTTTCATTTTTGGTATTGACAACCATAAAAATCTGTGATACACTTTAATCAGTCAACCAGGAAAAGACACAAAAAACATTAATATTTTATTTAGTGAAAGAGAGGAAAGAGGAAAAATGAGAAAATATTTTATAGTTTATGAGGTTATTACAGACGAGGACAACAATATTATTGATATTGAAAATAAATTCGATAGTAGTAAATTAAAAGATGTTGCGAAGTGGCTTGATATTGATTACACTAATATAAGTAAATATATAAGCAAAGATATTGACAATATAAACTCACGTTTAAAAGACAACAAATATTTTATAATAAAAGACTATGAATAAGAAAAGAGGTTAAATGTATGTATTGGAAAATAATTGATAAAATAAGTGGCGTAATTTATGAAAATCACTATAAATTTAAAATAAATGAGCTTTCAAAAGAATTAATTGATGACTATAAAAAACAAAATATAAATGCAATGTGCAAATATAATGGTAATGGTATTTATATTTTAGTAACTTATTAAAAGAAAAATCAGAGGGTTTGGAAAAAATTTAAAAAAAATAGTACAATTTTAAAATCATGTGTTATGATTTAGTTGTCAGCAAGGAAAAGCATTTATAAAATTGAATAACAAAACTTTTTAAAAAATATTTTACAAAAAATAGTACAATATAAAAAAGTGATGTTATAATGAACGTGTCAAGGAAAATTCTTGACAAAATTAAAATTTAAATTTAAGGTTATAAACAACCTTACAAGAAAAGGAAAGAGGTAATAAAAATGAGATATGATTATTATGAAAATGTAAAAGAAGATGTAAAAGACTATATAAAGGAAAATTATGATAATTTAGAAGATATTGACAAAGACAATTTATATGATGATTTATTCATTAGTGATAGTGTTACTGGAAATGCAAGTGGAAGTTATTATTGTAACGCTTGGAAAGCAGAAGAGGCAATTTGTCATAACATGGACTTACTTGTAGAGGCTTTAGAATGTTTTGGTTATGAAGAGGGTTTTAATGCAATGGAAAAAGGTGCAGAATGGGCAGATGTTACGATTAGATGTTATATTCTAAGTCAAGTTATTGATGATGCAATAGAAGAGCTTGAAAACGAATTAGAAAACAATTAAAAGAGGTAAAGTGTATGAAAAAAGATATTATATATTTAAGTATTATTATAATTTTAGTAGGTATAATTATATCAATGTATAACACTACAATATCATGGGAGCATGACGGAAAGATGTGGAGTTATAAATTAGGGCACTTTTATACAGAAAAAATGGGACTTAGACATGAATAGAAAAGAGGTTATAAAATGAGAAAATTAAGCAAAAAACAAAAGAATATTATAAAAGATTATACAAAAGACGGTTATTTTAACAATGACTGGTTAATAGGAAGAAACAATAATATATTTATATTAATTACACAACTTGAAAAAGTTAATGATTATGAGACATTATACAGTGATGTTACAAGACTTATAAATGACATAAGATTTGAAAATAATTTAGATGATAAATTAAAATTAATTGATAATTTTAGTTAGAAAAGAGGTAAAATATATGATTTATAATTTAAATTGTGAATATGACGCAAGACAAAGTTTTTATGGAAAAGCTACAGTACAAAAAACAGTAAATAAAAATGTAGAAGATTTAAAGCTATATAGCTATAGTACATTAGTAGCAAGAGCCACAAAAGTGGGTAATATTACAACATATCACTACTTTGGAAAATACTCACAAACAACTACAAGACATCAAAAGGAGTTTTTTAGACAACTAGGTCTATCTGATAAAGATATAAAAGAACTATTTAAAAATGGTAAATTAGAAAAGAGGTTATAAAAATGAATAATGAAAATTTGAAAAGATTTTTTGATAGGTTAAGCGATACACATAGAACGGGTAAAAACAACTTTTATTATAGATATGAAAAGGCAAATAATAAATATTACTATACAAATAGTTATGCAATAATTGTTAAAAATAAGGCAATAGAAAACACTGAGGAAAACAAAGATTGTTTAAAAAACACAATTGCAGGTTTTGAGGGTAATTTTGAAACTAATTACAATGATTTTAATAAGATGTTAGATGTAAATTTTGATGAACTAAAAAAGAGGGCTATTTTTAAAGATAATGTTAAAATTGATGATGAGTTTTCTGTAGACGGTAAACTATTACAAAGTGCCTTTAAAATTGTAAAACCTACAATTATTAAGATTTTAGAAAATAAGGGAAGTTATACAAAGTATGTTATAAAATTAGAAAACGAAAAAACAAAAGAATGTGGGTATATTTTACCTATGAGGGTTTATTAGAAAAGAGGTTATAAAAATGATGGAAAATATTAATAAAATTAGAAAAACGATTGATGAACTACACAAAAAACATATTTTAGTTATGGATATTGATATAATCTATGAGTTAGATTGTCAATTAGGCGAGGAACTAGCAGAAGAGGACTATTTGAAATTATACGAGGAAATAAGACACGCATATTTGAAAACGAATAATATTGATGCTGGAACTATTGTATATTGTGCTTTAGAAAATAAAGACAAAATTTTAAATGAGGACGAAAACTTTAATTTAAGAGAGGAAGTGTGTTGGTATGTGTAATGAGCCAATTATAAATGAAGAACTTATAAAAGGAAACCCAGTAAGAATTGAGGGCATTTTGAAAATGGAAATTGCAAACGAGATTTTAAAAATGGGTAATAATTATGAAGACGTATGTGCAAATATGAGAATGACAGCAGATGTATTTGAACTTTTAGAAAAGCATATAAATGAGGAGTGTGTAACATTAAAATATAATCCAATGGGTGCGTGGTATTATGTAGAAAAAGAAGAGCCAAGAATATGTAGCGAATGTGGAAAAGATATGACAGAGGGTTACTGTATTGAAAACGGTTTAGAATATTACTGTTCTGATGAGTGTTTACATAAACACTATACTGATGATGAGTACAATGAATTATATGATAATGGCTATGGAGATAGCTACTATACTGAATGGGAGTGTGAATAATATGGACTTTTGGAAAACTAAACTAATAGAAAACTTTAATATGGAAATGGTTGCAAGAGATTTACTAGACTTAATAGATGAAGACACTTTATACGATTTTATAATAAGTGAATTTAATGAGAACTTTACATATGAAGAGCTATACAAATTATTTTCAAAAGATATGAACAAAGAAGATTTAAAAGATTTGTTGACTGAAATGGGACACGACTTTGTAGAATTGGAGGAGTTATAATATGAGAGAATTTATAGAAGAATTAGAAAATAATCAAAAAATTAATTTAGAAAAAGGTTTAGAAAATAGAGTAGATATTGACTATGTAATTGAAAAATTAAAAAATATTAGTATTTATAGAGAACTTATTAAAAATGAGATTGAATTTAATATAGAAAACTATGTAAATGATGATTGTAATGATTATCAAGACAAAGAACTTATTTATAATATAAGTGATAATGAATTAGATTTAATGATTGATAGAATTGATGTCAATGATTGGCTATGGGACAATATAAACATGAGTTTAAATAATGCAATTACTGATGAGATAGAAAACTATTTAAATGATAAAAGAGAAGAGATGTAAATATGAATAATTTAAAAGAATTAGTTGAAAAAGAAATAGAATACACTAAAGATTGGTCTATTACAGAAACAGAGTGGTATTGGAATGTTGATTGTGTGAGAAAAAGCAATGATAGAAACGAAAAACATATTTCACAACATGAATTTGAAGTTGCAATTAGAGAAGAATTTTTATACGATTTAGTATTTAATAATGGTGCTAGTTTAAGGCAACAAATGGAGAATGATTATGAAGGGTATGCAGAAGATAATGAGCTATTTAAAAATGCAAGTATAGAACTTGAAAAAGAAGTTAGAAAAATTATAAAAGATTTTAAGGTTAGCAGAATAAATTTAAAAGGAGAAACTTATTACTTATAAGGAGAATGGAAAAATGCAACCATATTTAAGATTATATGTTATAAAAACTAAAAAAGTATTTAATAAACATTTTAGTACAGAGTTTGAACGTGATAAATTTGCTAGAAGATTAAAATATTCTAAAAAATTAATAGTATTAAGTAAAGGAGTGTAAGCGTGCTAACAAATAATGATTTAAAAATTTTATCAGAAATAATAGAATACTTATCCATGTTAAGAGAACCAAAATCTATGTACTTTTGTGAGGAACTAGATAAAATTTATTATAAAGTTGTAGATGAGAAAAACAAAAGAAATGAAAAATCTAAAAAATATAATAAAGAACATAAGAAATATCATAATTTAATAAATGCTGTGTATTACAATAGGAAGAGAGGCAACTGGGCTAGAGTTAGAGAGCTTGAAGAGGAAATAAAAAACTTTAAAAATTTAACATCAAAATAGTACAATAGGAAAATCATGTGATATTCTATTGTAGAAAGGAGAGATAAAGTTGAAAAAATTAGATTTAGCTGGAAGAATTACTCTTCCTAAGGAAATAAGAGAACGAAACGGTTATAAAGCTGATGATGTGTTTGAAATTTTTGAAAGAGCTGATGAGATTGTTTTAAGACCTCTAAAAAAGAAGTATAGTATTACTGAAAATGAATTATCAGTAATTAGAGATGTATACAATATGCTTAAAGATACTGATGTTTTAGAAGACAGTAAATTAGCTACTTTAAGAGAAATTTGTAGACTTTCAGAAGTTTTATGTCCTACTTGTAATGAACCTATGAGCTTAACAGAAGATAATACTTATAAATGTATGAATTGTGAGGGGTAGTGTGACAAACCACAAAGAATATATGCACGAGTACTATCAAAAAAATAAAGAAGTCCTTAGAGAAAAACAAAAAGAATACTATAAAAAATGGTATGCAAAAAATAAAGAACACAAATTAGAAATGAATAGAAAATGGATTGAAACCCATAAAGAACATAAAAGATTTTTAGAAAAGAAATGGGAAATTGAAAATCATGACAGAATACTAAAAAGAAAATTGGAAAAGCGAAAAGAACGAAGAAATAATGATATTATTTACAAACTTAAAGAGCAAGCAAGAGATGCAATTAGAAAATCATTTAGAGGGGTATTAAAAGGAAAAAGAGGTAGAACAACAAAAATATTAGGTTGTGATTTAGATTTCTTTGTAAACTATTTATTAGAAACATATAAAAATAATTATGGTGTGGAATATGACAACAAAGAAAAAGTACATATAGACCATATAATACCGCTTGCAACAGCTAAAACTAAAGAAGATGTTATAAAACTATGTCATTATACTAATTTACAACTATTAAAAGCAGAGGACAATTTAAAGAAAAATGATAAATTAGATTGGAGGGTTAAAAATGATTTATGACCTTTTGTACCCTTATCAAAGAAATGCAGTTGATGAATTGAAAAATTTTGATAGTAATGCTTTATTTTTTGATGTGGGTTGTGGAAAATCAATTACAAGTTTAGCTTTATTTGAGCAAAAACAAGTACAAAATAAGTGTAATAAATTACTTATAATATGCTTATGTGCTAAAGTTGAGGAATGGAAAGAAGACTGTGAAAAGTGGTTTCCATTTAGTGATGTAATTGTATTAGATAAACCTAAAATGAGAGAAAAGTTTAGAAAAGGTGATTATGATATTGCAATTATAAACTTTGAAAAAACATGGAGAAACAATGATTTACTTTTAATAGGTAATAAAACTATGATTATAATTGATGAAAGTCATAAAATAAAATCATCAGAAACAAAAGTAGGAAAATTTATGCAATTACTTTGTGAATGTACTCCTTATAAAACTATTCTAACAGCAACTCCTATGGGTAATGGCTACATAGATTTATACAATCAATTATATTTTTTAGGACTTGAAAGTCATAGTTTAAAAAGTTTTAAAGAAAAATATTGTAATGAGAAACTAGTTTATATACCAGGAATGAAACCTTTTAAGCAAATAGTAGGTTATCATAATACAGAAGAACTTGATTTAATTGTAAATAAGTATGCTAGATATTATGAAAGAAAACTTGATGATGAACTTGTACCAGAAGAGGTTATGATACCTATAAAACTTGATGAAAAATACAATAAAATAGCTCGTGAGAGAGTTTATAAAGATATAGTACTCGATAAAATTGGTATGAAAAGAGTTGCTTTAAAATCACTTTGCAGTGGAACATTAATAGGTAATGCACTTGATGATGAAAACAATGATTTACATAGAGAATATCAATTAAACACTTATAAATTAGACTGGGTAAAATCATTTTTAGAAGATTTTGATGATAGAGTTGTAATATTCTATATGTATGACCACCAAAGAGACCAATTATATGACATGATTACAAATAAACTAAAAAGACCATGTGCTAGATATTGCAGTAGCTATAAAGAAAAAGATGTATTTGAAAACAATGATAAAGCAGTATGTTTAGTGCAATATAAAAGTGGGTCTACTGGTGTAGACTGGTTAAAGAAAAGTTATATTGGTATATTCTACTCACTTCCTGATTCATATATAGAGTTTTACCAAGCTAAAGGAAGATTAAACCGTGTAGGACAAACTAAAAAACCTCTATATTATTTACTTGTTAGTAAAGGTAAATATAGTGTAGACGGTATGAACTATGACGCACTTATGAGTAAACAAGATTTTAATGATGAGTTCTTTGAAGAGAAAATGCAAAAGATAGAGGAGGAACTATGACAGATATTATAAATTATAGAGAACTAGCAGATAACTTTTTTGAGCAGTCATGTGAACTAATATCTTTTAACTCTAGGGAAGAGTGGCTTGAAATGAGGATGAAAGGAATAGGTGGGTCTGATGTAAGTTCTATCATGGGACACAATAGGTGGAAAACTAGAAAAGATGTTTATAGAAGTAAATACTTTTTAGACCCACAAATTACTAATGATGCAATAGAATTTGGAAACGATTTTGAACCTATTATATTTCAATCATTTGCTAAAAAATACAAAGACACCTATGCTACTTTAGATTATAAAGACATTATGTTTAGGAATCACTTTGTACCATATTTTCAAGCAAGTTTAGACGGAGTGCTTGTAGAAAAAGCAACAAATAAAGTAGGTATTTTAGAAATTAAAACTACACAATTTAAAAAATCTAAATGGTATTATTCTGATGGCTCTAATGGAGTACCTCAAGAGTACATAGACCAAGCAATTCACTACTTTAATACAACTAACGCAGACTTTGTGGTGTTTTACCCACTTATAAACTATGAAAATGCTGATTTTGATAGAGATATGGAGTTTCTAAAACCTCGTAGAATAAATAGAGAAGATGTGCAAGACTACTGTAATGAAGTTATGACTGAATGCGTAGACTTTTGGGAAAACTATGTTAGAAAAGGTATTGAGCCTAAAAATAGGGTGGTGTTTTAAATGGACAGAATAGTAGAAGATATAATAGAATATGAGCATACAGATAGTGAATTAGCAAAATACACCATTGTATCATTACACAATAGAATAAATAATTTAGAAAAAGAAAATCAGAAATTAAGAGAAGCACTACAAACAGATAAACTAATGAAAGCATTTATGGTGGAACACAACAGAAACGAAAAAGCTATCGAATATATAAAATATGCAACCGAAAATGATGATGTAGAAGAATTAAAAAATGCTCGACATTTATTGTTGTATAATGAAGATTTAGATAAATTATTAAATATTCTAAAAGGAGATGATGAAAATGTTAAATGAACTTAAAAGACCTAGTTTAGATATTACTTTAGAAGTAGATATACCTAAATTAGAGCCTATTAAACATGATTTAGATAAAGTAGAAATTTTTGTAAATGAACTTGATAACTTTTATAGAAATGCTATTGATGAGGCTGTTAGTACATTTAGTTTAGACATTAAAGATGTAAAAGCAGAGAGAACTAAAGTTAGAAAAGTTTTAAAAACTGTAGAAGATAATAGAAAAGCTATGGTAAAAGCTTTCAAAGAACCTATAAAAGACTTTGAAGAAACATCTAAAAGAATAGAAAAGGTATTAAAAGGTACTGATGCTATGATGAAAGAACTTGTTGATGAAGACAAGAAAATGCAAACAGATCCGTTTGGAGAGCAAGACACACCTCAAAAGTACACTTTAAATATTGAGTGTACACCTAATGAGTATGCAGACCTTATAAAATACATGACAAAGAAAGGAATTATGATTAAATGATGGAAGAAATAACTTTAAAAAATAAAATTAATGCAATTAGATTAGAATTAAGTAAAGAAATGAGTAAAAGTGGTAAAAATACTTATAGCAAGTATGATTACTTTCAATTAAAAGATTTTATGCCTAAAGCAATAGCACTTATGAATGAATATGGTGTTTATGCTGAATATCAAATGGTAAGAGAGCAGTTCCCACTTCCTAGTAAGAAAACAACACAATCACAATTTGATGAAAATGGTGTAAAAATAGGTGAAACTATTGTTGAAGAAGAGAATTTTGAATATAGAGAAGTTGCTATATTAGATGTTTATAACTTAGATGATGAAGATGATATGATTCAATTAGAAAAAGAAACATCTGAAGTAAGATTACAAGCAGCCCAACCTATTCAAAATTTAGGTGGTAGAAGTACATACATGAAGAGATATTTATATATGGACTTATTTGAAATTAATGAAAATGACAAAGTTGAAGAGGAAACAGGTAAACCAGTTAAAGTTGAAACTAAAAAAACCACTACAGTGCAACCTAAAACAACTCCTGTGGGAACTGTAAGGTCTGTACCAACGAAAGAGAAAACTCCTGAAGCTGAAGATTTACCAAATGTTGATGGAGCAGCTATGATGAGTATGCCTAGAAAAGTAGAGCTTGCTACTTATATAAAAGAAAAAGGTGGAGTACCTAAAGATGTAATGGCTAAAGTAACAACTACATTAGGACTTAACACAGCTACATTAAAAGAATCAGATTATGATAGTATTAAAGAAGAAATAGATAAGGAATTAGGAGGAGAATAATATGAATTCAATTATAATGACAGGCAATTTAGTAAATGATATTGCTACAAACGAAAGAGATGGTAAAATATATGCTTATGACAAAATAGGTGTGTATAATGGAAAAGACAAGAATGGTAACCAAAGAGATTCAATGTTTTTTGACTTCATAGTTTTTGGTAGAGATGCCGAACTATTAAGAGATATGGCTAAAAAAGGAGACCAAGTAACTCTTATAGGAAGACTTGAAGAAGACAAAAATGAAAAAGATGGAAGATTATATATTAATAAAAGAATAATTTGTTCTAATGCAACATTAAATGTAAGAAAACCAAAACAAGAAAGTGCAGCTCCAACAGCTGATCCATTTGCGTAAGGAGGTAATTATAATGGAAGAAGATTTAATAAAATTATTAGAAGATTTAAAAAAATTTAAAGAAAAAATAGGAATGAAAGAAATTGAGGAACCTACAGAAATTAAGACAGCATCATTTGTCAATTTAAAAAGCACTTATAATATTTTAGATAAACTAGATAATATGTCTTTAGATGATGCCTTTAATGATGAAATAAGAAGTTATGAAAATGCTTTAGCAAAATGTTTAGAGGCTGGAGCAACAGCTGATGATGATTTTATGAGAGACTTTACAACACATTACACATCTACAGTTTTAGGTATTATGTCAAATTTGCTTGCATCAGAAGACTTTGTTAAAAATAAAGATAATGTTGACTATACTAAAAATAAAATAAAAGAATGTTTAAAATATATGGATAGATTATAGGAGGAAATTATGAAACTTTTTAAAGAAACTAAAAAACAACCGATTAAATTTAGAAATTTTAAGTTTATCGGTTTTCATCCTGATTATGAAACTTGTGGATACTATTTTAAAGAGCTTCCTAGAGATAACTTTGAACTTATGGAAATTATGTTTGAAGGAGGTGTAAAAAGAGGTAAACTCTATAAGCCTGAAATAGGAGCTGGAACAAAAGTGCAAATTTTAGATACATTTATGTCAAATTATTTGTATAATAAAAGTAATAATATAAAAGTAAAAGATAATAAAGATTTTATGCATAGAGTAGTTGCAGAATCTTTTAAAGATGAGGAAAAGAAAACAAAAGATAGTATAATTAAAAAATTTACATCACCAATTCCTAATGAAATAAAGAAAATGCCTGCTTATAAAAAATATATTGATAGAGGTTATGAAGTATTATATTGCAGTAATGATGAAACTTCTATAAAAAGATTTGGAATAGTTAATATAGTGCTTGTTAAAGATGATCATGTTAAATCAAATGATGACAAAATTGAAATAGACAGACACTATACTTTATTTCAGCCATTAAAATATATGACAACACCAGGCTACATAAAAGGAACTTCTAATATAAAATATCATGAGGAAGATATGCCTTTAATTGTAGTAAATAATGATATATTAGAAAACTAGAATAGGAATAGGTAGGGAACAATTATGGAAATTAAATATTTTGAAAATTATCTTGAAAAACAATATGATGAAGGTAAAATTGATACAATGTTCCCTGATAAAAAGGGTAATGTTAAATTATGCTGCCCATTCAAACATAAAAGAACTGTTTTTGATGATTCCACTTGGGAAGAAAAAGAGATAGAGTATTATGAAGTAATACCAAGTTCTAGTATAAATTTAAATATGAGAGTTTTTCATTGTTTCACTTGTGATAGAACTTATAAAGAATTAGAATTTGCTCAAAAAATAACAGGAAAATCTAAAGAGGAATTATTAAAAGAGCAATTTTCAATTCAGACACTAAAAAATGCAAATGAAACATGGTCAGAAAACCAACATAAGTCTTTATTAGAAAATCAAAATGTTTTAGATAAGCTAAATAGTCTCAAAATAACAAAAGATACAATAGATGAACTTAATTTAGGTTATATGACAAATTGTTTAGCTACACCTGTTTTTAAAAATGGAAAACTAATTAATATAGCTAGATATAATATTAATAAAATGTCTAATTATCCTAAAGTTAGATACAATGAGAACACAAACTCTGGAGATATAATACCATTTGATATATGGAAAAAAGATTATAGAGCAACTGTTATTTGTGAGGGTGAAAAAGATATGATTGTGGCTCGTAGTCAAGGTTTTAATGCAATAACCTTAACTGGAGGATCACAAAGTACTTTGCAGTCTGAATATTTTGAATATTTTAAAAATAGAGATGTTTATATATGTTATGACAATGATGATGCAGGAGTTAGAGGTGCAAAAAAACTTTATAAAGATTTAAAGTCACATTGTAAAAATGTCTATGTTTCAGATATTTCTTGTGTTTGCGTAGAAACTAAAGAAGATGTAACTGACTTTTTTGTAAAATATAATAAAAATTATGATGATTTTAAAGATTTACTGTTAAATCATTCAAAAAAGTACAGTGATGAAGAACTTGATGAAGTTAAAACAAAATATGAGATACCTCTTTCTAAAATAGAGGCTAATATTGAACAAAGTAAATTTGGAAAAGTTCTTAAATCAACCTTACAAGTAATTGCAACATGCACAGAAACATATTCTGTCCCTGAATTTGCTGTATTTAAACTTATAGAACCTAAAGAAGAAGAGAGTTCCAAAGCTTGGTATTTAGGAAATAGTAGAGAGAACTTTCTTGAGCTTATGGAGGGTAAAGTTGTAAAAAATCAAATACCTGATATAATTGCAAATCAATTAAAACTTCCAAATAAATGGCAAAAATACTATAACTGTGAACTTGGAAATTTACAAACAATATATAAAGTATCTGTGACAGATGTTGCTAATGAAAATGATGAAAAAGCCTCAGAATTTGCAATAGAACTTTATTCCAGGCAACCTTTAGAAATAGGAAGCATTTATGAAATAACATATAAAATCTATCCTCATCCTAAACAGGGTAGAAGAACTATTGCTATTGCTGAAAAAGTTGAAGAAACTAATTATGAGTTTGATATTAATAATGAAACATACATAAAGAGTTTAGAAAAGTTTAAAGCTAATGGTTATATAGGAGATAAAATAAATGAACTTTATGAAAGTGCTAAATGTCATATAGCTCCATATTTAAATAGAGAATTATGGTTTTTGATGGACTTGGTTTTCAATTCTCCTTTAAATATAACTTACAACAAACGTATAAGAGGTGCTTTAGATGTGTTTGTTTTAGGAGATACTAGAACAGGTAAATCAGAAACTTCAAGAGCCTTAAAAGATTTATATGATTTTGGTGAAGTTGTTCCTTTAAAAACAGCAACTGTAGCATCATTAATTGGTGGTACTGATGATAAATTAAAAAGAACTAAATTAGGGGTACTTCCTAGATACCATAAAGAACTTGTTATAATGGAAGAGTTTAGTGGAGCCCCACTTGATTTTATAAAAACACTAACTGAAGTTAGATCAAGTGGTTTAGTTAAAATTTATCGTGTTGCTGGTGATATTCAAGCTCCTTGCAAAATACGTATGATAACAATTTCTAACCCAATTAGTGAAAATAATAATCTTATGACTTTATCTAGCTACCCTAATGGTGTTGAACCAATAAATGAGCTTATAAAATCCCCTGAGGATATAGCAAGATATGATGCTTTTATTTTAGTACCTAGAATAGAAAAATTATTAAATCCATTTGCTATGAAAACTAATGAAAAATATAAAATAGATGCTGATGATTATAAACATAAAAGTAAATGGATTAAATCACTTACAAGTAAAAATGTCATTATTAGTAATGAACTTGGAAGTTATATTTTTAGTAAAGGAATAGAACTAAATAATCTGTTTGAAAGCAGCTTTACCTTATTTGGTAGTGAAACAGACAAAAAAGTAGCACGAATGTCAAGTGCACTAGCATGCATGCTCTGTAGTACAAATGATTATAAAAATGTTATTGTTACAAAAGAGCATGTTGATTATATTGTAGATTTTATTAAAAATTTATATGATAATCAAATATTTAGATTAAAAGAGTTTGCTGATGAAGAAAAATCATACAGCATAGTAGTTGAGGAAGACACAAAACTACTTGAATCTATTTTTCCTAAAAATGTCACATTTATTAATTTTTTAGCAAATACTTCTAAAGTAAATAGAAATGAATTACAAACTGTATCAGGTCTGAATAGAGATGAGTTTACTAAAATATTCAATTTACTTGTCTCAAGAAAGTTTATTAAACTATCAAGAGATTCAGTTGCTCCTACAGTTAAGTTTAGAAATACATATAGAAAAATGAATAAAAATTTTAATTTAACTGACACTTCTAAAATAGATAATAATTTAGATGTGTTTGAATAGAAAGGACAAACATATGGAAGCTAAAGATAACAGAAGATTAAAAGAAATTAAGTTAAGTATTTATTTGAACCATATAGACAAAGTAAAAGACAAAGAATACTACAACAGACTGTTAAAAGTTCTTAGTTGTGTGTCTCTGTCAATCAGTGGTGAATCCAATAAAAAATTAGCAGAGCTATTACAAACTAGTGTTTGTGATGGCTTTGCAAGAGCCACACATAAAGAATTATATGCTACTATAAATACTTTTTTTAGAACATATAAAGCTATTGATAAATTAGGAACAAATGGAACATCATTTTATAGAGCTTTTGGTGATGTTATGAATATGGATTATATTAATGATGACTATTTAAAATCTCTTAAACCTCTTTTAGATGATGAAGTAGCTTATATTATGGTGGATGTGTTAAACAATTTTATTGAAAATTTTAAGTTACCAAAAATACTAGTACATAATAATCTTGAGACAAAAGAAAGAACTTTAGAACTCGATTTTATGTTTATCTATGATAAATTGATAGAAATATTTAGTAATATTGGGTATGTAGATAAGCTTATATTTAATATATGTAATGCTTTTGATATAGATTATTCAACTATAGCTCATTTAAAAAATAATATACATATGATAAATAGAAGTTATCCTAAATTTAAAAATAATAGTAGATATTTAACACAAGAAATAGTTACTTTATATACATATAGAGGTTATAAAAAAGGTACGATTGGCTCTAAAATTTTAGGTAAAGGCTCTAGTTATTTATTTGCTAAAGTTAGAAATTCAATAGCAGAACCTATAAAAGTAGAAGATATGAGCTGGCAATATGTTCCTACAATAGACTGGTCCAACTTAGATAAAGAATCTGTTTATAGATTTATAGATGTCTTCCAAATGTTTAATGAATATGATGTCTAAATTTTTATTTAATAAATTTGGTTATAAAACTTTAGAAGTAAAAACTATGAAAGATGTAGAAGAAATGTGGCTTGATTATAATTTAGGAGATACACCGAGATACTTTGCATATGATACTGAAACTACTGGTCTTAATTTTATGAAAGATATACCTTTCCTAGTTATATTTGGTTTTAATAAAAATGTATATTTATGGGATGCTAATTTTAAGGAAGCCACCCATATAATGTTTAAAATAGTGCAAAAAGCTAATAAAATGTTATTTGCACATAATGCTAAATATGATTATCATATGTTACATAATATAGGAACTCCTATTCCTGATGATATAAAGCTCTCTGATAGTATCACTTTGTTTAGGTTAATAAGTGATTGTGATGATGACTTTCAAAGCATGAGACTTGAAAAACTTGGTGAAAAATATGTTGATCCTGAAGCAAAATTTGCAGGGCATGAAATAAAGAAAATGCTTGAGAGAATGAGAGCTGAAAGAAAAAAGACAGTATGTTCCAATTATAAAGCACTGACTGGAGAAAAAAGTTTTAAAGCAGCTTGGGAAACATTTTCCAATAGAGTCAGATTTATTACAGAATATCATGAAGCTTTTAATGATTATAAAGAGCCAACTTACTATGATGCTTATTTAAGAGACCCTGAGCTTGTAAAAATGTATGCTATTGATGATGTTGTTATTATTTTAGAATTTCTTAAGAATGCTGGCAAAATATATGCTAATAAATACTATGATGTAAAGACTGGTAAAATAGATAATCGTACATGGTACAGAGAAAATGAGCTTATTAGAGGAATAGCAGCTATGGAAAGAAATGGGTTTAAAGTGGATGTAGATTATTTAATAAAATCACATTACAAAATAGAAAAGTTTAGGGAGCTATTATATAATAAATTACATAAATTGACAAATTCAGAATGGAAAGTAGGACAACATGCAGAAATAAAGAAATTTTTTATGGATAAATTTAACATAGAACTTGCTTCCTCAGACAAAAAAGCAATAACAGGTCTATCACATCATGAAAACGAAAAAGTCGCTGAAATAGCACGTTTAATACTTAAATTGAGGACAGTTGATAAATGGCTTTCTACTTATATAGATGGTGTTCTAAATAAAATAGTAGAAGTAAATGGTGAATGGAAACTCTTTACATCATTAAATAATAATGGGGCTATCAGTGGTAGAGTAAGTTGTGATCTACAGCAAATGCCTAAATATGCTATATATGAAACAGATGCTGATAATGAGATGCTATTAGATAAATCATTAAATGACAGTGAAGATCATGAGCTCTTTCATCCTAGAAAATTTGTCATCCCAAGTGATGGCTATAAATTATATTTTGCCGATTGACATAATAGTTGGCATTAAATCCTGTGAATTGCTGGAAACCCCTTAGAGCTTTATAAACTACAACATAATCTGAAAAGATAAGTGTGAATGTTTAAAAATTATAAAGATTGGGCAATCAGCAGCCAAGTTCCTAAAATGGAGAAGGTTCAACGACTATCCCTGATGAATGTAAGGGAGTAGGGCTCAAGTGAGTTCGAAGTGCAGGAGTATTGACACGTATTTCCAAGAAGTGAACATATAAACAAACATAGAAAAGATTTAATAAAAGGTCAATACAAGATATAGTCTGAACTTTATGGAAACATAAAGAGAATAAATGGAAACGATTTATTCGCAACACAATTGTATTCACAAATGGAGCTAAGAATACAAGCATATTTTACTATATTAGTAGGAGCCCCTGATTATAACTTGTGTAGAGCATATATGCCTTTAGATTGTTATACATTGACAAATGATTTTGAGGTGATACAATTTAACTATAATAACCCAGAGCATATTAAACATGCATATGATTGGGAATGGTTTAACAACAAAGATAATACAGAATGGGAGCCTACAGACCTACACACTAAAACAACTCTTACAGCTTTTCCTGAGTTTAAAGACAAAACAGATACTAAAGAGTTTAAAAAGAAATGGAGATATTTAGGTAAAAGCACAAACTTTGCTAAAAATTATGGGTGTGGTGCTAAAACACTTGCTGAAAATTTAGGAATTGATTTAGAGACAGCCACTAAACTATCTGATGCATACAATAATGCTTATCCTGGTGTTATCAAATATCAACAAAAAGTACAATCTGAATTAGCTTTAAAAGGATATGTAAGTAATTTATATGGTAGAAAATATTATATAGAAAAGAGCACTAATTATTATAAAGGTAACAACTATGTGATACAAGGGACTGGAGCAGATGCTCTAAAAGAAGTTGAAATTAAAATATGTGAATATTTAAAAGATAAGAAATCGAGATTTATATTACCAATACATGATGAACTTGCTTTAGAAGTACATCCTGATGAAGAAGATGAAGTACCTAGAAAAGTTAAGGAAATTATGGAGAGTGTTGGTGATGTTATAAAGTGTGTTCCTATGGTGTCCGAAGTTGAGATGACAGACACAAATTGGGCAGAAAAACATGAAGTAAAAATTTAAATTTATTAAAAGCCACAGTTTTCTGTTTTCACTTCTTTCTTATAAATTGGTCAACTACTATTTATTCATAGTTTGCATTTACTCGAGTTTGATGTGGCGAGTTTGGAGTCAGTGCAATATTTAAAATGGAGGTATAAAAAGCAATGAAATTAAAAGATGAAATTATTATTGCGTTTAGTACTGCTTTTATGGTTATATTAACATTTGCTATTATTGTGGTACTTACTTATTTGTTTTCAATTCCAATTGACTTAATTTTAAAAATGTTTGGGAGGTAAAAATGACATACAAAATAGAAATCAAAGGCAATGATAAAGAAACAACAGCCGAGATAGAGGATTTAAAAGAATTAAAAAAGCTACTTGAAGAATATACAAGTACAGATGAAATTAAGGTTGAAAAGGTTATAAAGATTAAATTGTGAGGTGATAGATATGCAAAAGATTTTAATATGTAATGATGGCTGTGATGACAGTACATATACTGAAAAACAATTGGTACATATAAAAGCAACTACTTTATTAGAAAAATATAAAGACGGCTATAAAATAGTTTTAGGTGGTGATGAAGAGTGAAATTTACGAAAGAACAACAAGATTTTATAAAAAATGCTAGTCAACATGTATATGTTTTGACAGGTGGGCGAGGACATAGTAAAACAAAAGAATTAATTGAAAATTTACAACAAGAACTAGACCAATATAAAAATAATTGGGAAGAGTTAAAAGAATATATAAAAAAATTTCCTGGGATATCTTATGCAAGTTCTGAAAAAGTAGATGGTGAAAGATTAAGTGGGAAATTAATACCAGCAACTAAAGTTTTAAACAAAATGAAAGAATTAGAGGAGAATAAATAATGTTAACAAAATTAAAACACATATTAAATACTTATACAGATTTAGAACTCAACGATATGGAACTATGGGTAAATTCAGACTTTCAAATAAGCAAAATTGTTATTGATGAAGATAGTATTAATTTATTTCAAGAGGATTCAGACATCACAATTAAAACATGGAATGATGATAATTTGATAGTCTGTAAGGAGGAAAGCTAATGCAATATTGGTTATATGCTTTTAAATATGGTTATGGAAATCTATTAATAGATAAATACGAAACACTAGACGAAGCAAAAATAGGAATGGACAGACTAGACTGTGATGAGTATGAATATGCAGACATACTAGAAATGGAATGGGGAAAAGAGCCAAGATTAGTAAGTAGTATGAGTTTTGAATATGAAAAAGGAAAGACAATAGTAAAGAGGTTGATTAGATGATAACAAGTATGGGTTATTGGTATTTTATAAAAGGAAAATGGGTAGCTTTAAAATCCTATGAAATTTATATAACAAATTCTACAAATTATACTTATGGTATTAGATAAGGAGAATACATGATTAATTTTATATTAGGATTATTTATAGGATTTATAATAATGGCTATGGTAAAGGTAGGCAATGGAGATGAATAAAACAATAACAATATATGAATTATTAGGATTAGTTAAGGATGGAAAAGCACCAAAGAAAATAAAAGTTACTGGAAATATATATGAATATGATGAAGAGTTTAAATTTTACTTAACCCAGACAAAAGATGGTAAAGTTTGTTTAGGTGGATTATTAAATGAAATTAATTTGTTAGTAGGTTGTTTCAATGAAAACAATGTTGAAATAATAGAAGATAATGATAAATTAGAAAAAATAAAATGGAATGAAAAAGAAAGCCGTGCAGGTATGCTAAGAACAGACCAAGAAATAGAGGTACTTGCAAGAAGAACTGAAACACTAAAAAAGAAAATAGCTGAATTAGTAGACTGCATAAATAAAATAGAGGAGAGATTAGATGAAAGATAAATATATAATAACAACATTAGGAGCAATGTTATTTGTATCAGTAGTAATAGGATTTATACTGTTTGCATTATGCAATGATTTAAGAGCAACAGCAAACGGTTATGAAAGTGACAGGAATATTTGTAGAAGAGATTATGAAGAGATAACTAATAACTATGAAAAACTACAGAAAGACTGTGAAAAATGAAACTAATTAAAGAAAACAAATTTTATATAGTAATACTAGATAAAAATATAGAAATAGAAAAGCCACAGAAA